TCGGGTCGCTGGCGCTCGACCGCGACGGCGACTTCTTCATCGTCTTCACGGAGAGCGAGACCGGCAGCCCCCGCCTGCAGCTCATCGAGAGCCACCGCATCGGGTCGCGCGGTGGAGAGAATCAAGTCCTCGAGGGCGTCTACTCGGGGCGGAAGATTCTCAACGGCATCGTTTACGACGAGTTCGACCGGCCGCTGGCCTACAACCTCCTCCCGGCCGATGTCGGCTACGGCTACATCCCCGCGGCCACCGCCTACAATTTCCTGCCCGCGGCCGCCGTCCAGCACGTCTACGACCCCCAGTACTACAGCCAAGGGCGCGGCGTGCCCACCATCTGCCACGGCATCCTCGACTGGTACGACATGCACGAGATGCGCGAGGCCGAGAAGACCGGCGTGAAGGCCTTCTCCAAGCACGCGATGGTCGAGTACAACGACACCGGCCGCGCCGATATGTCGGCCGCCTTCACCGCCAATCGCACCGTGGGCGGCACCGCCGACCCCGCCAACGTGCGGACCGATGTGAAGGTCATCGAGGACGGCCTCATCCGCTACTTCCGCGCCGGGTCGGGCAACAAGATCGAGAGCCTCGAAGGCAACCGGCCCGGCGCGGCCTGGGAGAGCTTCATGGACCACATCGCCCGCAGCGCGCATCGCGGCATGGATTGGCCCATCGAGATGCACGACCTCCGCGGCATCGGCGGCGCCAGCGTCCGCGGCCTCGTCAGCCAGGTGAAGCGGAGCGTGGAGCAACGGCAAGAGCAGCTGTGGAACCCCTTCCGCGCCGCCGTGCTCTACGCCACCGCCCGCTACATGGAGCGCGGCGACCTCCCCATGGCCGACGATTGGGACAACGTGGGCTTCTCGCTGCCCGCCACCTTCGGCGTCGATGTCGGCCGCGACCAAGAGAACCGCCGGCTCAACATCGCCATGGGGCTGGAGACCGTGGCCAGCTACGTGACCGAGAGCGGGGAAGGCGACCTCGAGGACCACTTCCGCGCCAACGCCCGAGCCTCGGCGCTCGCCCAGCGCATCGCCACCGAAGAAGGCGTCGACATCGAGCGCGTCTACAACCCCGGCGCCGCGAGCCAACCCGCCGCCACCACCCTGGCCGAAGACCCCGCAGAAAACTCGCCGGTGGCGGGTGGGCAAGTGAGCCAGTGAGCCAGTAGGTCAGAAAATACCCGCGCGCGCCCTCCTCACTCACTCACTGGCTTACTTGCCCACTCACCTACTTCCCATGCGCTTCCCCCGAATCCTCGCCGCCATCCGCAGCACCCCGTGGGCCGCGCTGCCGTCCACCGTCCACGCCATCCATGCTGCGGTAATCGCGGCGGCGGGGCGTGACGGTCGGCCGCGTGCGGATATGGGTGAGGATGGACCTATGCCGGAGGCGGCACCTCTCTACGTCATCTCACCGGATGGCATCGCCGTCATCCCGGTGCGGGGCATCATCGGCAAGCACCTCTCCTCGATGGAGACCATGTGCGGCGGCTACGACCTCGACACGCTGGCGCCCGCCTTGGCCGCCAGCGCCGCCGACCCTCGCGTCCGCGAGCGTGTGCTCTTCATCGATTCCCCCGGCGGCACCTGCACCGGCGTGCCCGAGGCCTTCGCTGCCGTGCGCCTCAGCGCCGAGATCAAGCCTGTGTTCGGCTTCACCGATTCGCAGGCCTGCTCTGCCGCCCAGTGGATTGCCAGCGCCTGCGACCGCTTCGCCATCACCACCAGCGCCACCGTCGGCAGCGTCGGCGTCTACTGCGCCCTGGTGGATGAGAGCGCCGCCTGGGCCAAAGACGGCTACCGGCTCGAGCTGGTGAAAGCCGGCACTCAAAAAGCCGCCGGCATTGCGGGCGCCCCCATCACCGCCGACGACGTGGCCGGTTTCCAGCGTAACGTCGACGCCATCTACGGCATGTTCGTGGCCGATGTCCGCACCGGCCGCGGCGTGGTGGACGACGCCGTGCTACAAGGCCAGACCTTCATGGGTCACTCCGCCGTGGACGCCAACCTGGCCGACGACGTCGTGACCGACCTCTCCGACCTGCTCGCCCAGATTGTCGCGGCCCGATGAAAGCGAGTCGGCAAGTGAGTGAGTGGGCAAGTGAGCCAGTAGGTCAGAGAAGGCGCGCAGTCCGCTGGCTCACTGGCTTTCTGGCTCACTCACCCACTTCCCCGGCGCTTCGCGCCGCACCGCCACCATGGACGCCCGCACTTCCCATTCGTAACCGGCACACCGCCACCAAACCCCACATGAGCCTTTTCTCCAAAAAGCCCGCCTTCGTCCTCACCGCGCTCGCGGCTGCTGGCATCAGCGCCGAGCAGGTCGACGCCGCCTACGCTGCCGGCAACACCGACTTCCTCGTCGGTGAATCCGCCACCCGCGACCAGCTCGCCGCCGACATCGCCACAAAGGACCGGGCACTGCAAGCCCGGGACGCCATGTTGCAAATTGCGGCCACCCGCGACACCTCGTTCCTCGCCGCACTGAGCGCGCTCGGCATCGACCCGGTCGCCCTGCTCGCCACCGGCGCCGACCCCGCCGCCATCGCCGCGTCCACGCTGAAGACCGCCGCTGCCCGCGAAGCCGCCGAGACCCTTTCCCGCCACGGCATCAAGCCCCTTGCCGGCGCCAGCGCCCCGGCCGGTGGAGCCAACACGATGACCGCCTCCGAGTTCGCCGGTCTCGACCACTCCGCCAAGAACGCGTTCATGCGCGGCGGCGGCAAGATCAGCGACAACAACTGACCCACGCAGCACCACCCGCCGCCGCAGCCCCTCACAAAACCGCACCCCTCCCTGACCCATGGCCAATACCATCACCCTCACCGCCCTCACCGAGCTCCTGTATCAGAGCCGCGACATCGTCGCCCGGGAACCGTCCGGCTTCATCCAGTCCGTCACCGTCAACAAGGGCAGCGAAGGCGTGTCCATCGGTGGCACCGTGACCAGCCACGTCACCGCCCAGCCCACGCTTAACACCGACCACACCCCGGCGATGACCGTTCCCGCGGGTGACGACTCCACCATCGCGGCCGATACGATGACCATCGGGCAGATTGCCCGGACCAACATCCCCATCAAGGGCGAGGTCGCCAAGCAGCTGGCCAACATCGGCCGCTACGGCGATGTTATCAAGGACCTCTTCGCCCAGCACATCCGCACGCAGGTCAACGCCATCGAGAGCCACTGCGGCACCGTCATCAAGAACGGCTCGAGCCGCGCGGTCGGCATCGCCGGCACCACGCCGTTCTCCTCGAGCCACGCGCTCATCCCGCAGTGCAACCAGATCCTCACCGACAACGGTGCGCCGGCCGATGGCCGCCGCGCGTTGGTGCTCAGCACCGGGGCCTCCACCAACCTCAAGATGTTGTCCCACATCTACAAGGTCAACGAGGCCGGCAACGACTCCGTCATCCGTCGCGGCATGCTGATGGACATCGATGGCGTGGGCATCCGCCAGAGCGCGGGCGTCGCCGCGCACACCGCGGGCACGGGCGCCGGCTACCTCATCAACGCCGGCACCGTGGCCATCGGCACCACCGGCCTCACCATCGACACCGGCACCGGCACCGTGCTCCCGGGCGACACCTTCACGCTGGCCAGCGATGCCAACGTCTACGTCAACAAGACCAGCATCACCACCGGCGCCACCACGCTCACGCTCAACAAGCCCGGCCTGCGCCTCGCCACGGCCGACAACCGCGCCGTCACCCTGGCCGCGAGCTACACGGGCAACGTCCTGTTCCATCCGAACGCCGTCGAGCTGGTCATGCGCCCCCCGTCCATGCCCGAAGGTGGCGATGCCGCCGTCGAGCGCGTGACCCTGTACGACGAGGTCACCGGCCTCGTGTTCGAAGTCGCCATCTACCGCGGCTACGGCATGAACTACATGGAGTTCGTGACCTACTACCAGGCCAAGGTCTGGAAGCCCGAGTTCGTCGCCTCCCTGCTCGGTTAAGCAAGTGGGTGAGTGGGTGAGTGAGCCAGTAGGTCAGAGAGCCAGCGACAACC